GCTACTGATTGGTCTGAAATGACTTATGATGATTTGGTTGAGGGTTTAGGTGTGGATGTCCCGGAGGAGTATATTATTGCTCCAATGAAGGGTTTTCCAAAAACTCAACCGAAGCCAAAGAAACGTATGAAACAGGGTTATGATCCTGTGAATCATGGTATTGACCCGAGACTACGGAAATTATCACAGAATTTGTGTCTCCTTAGGTTTGATGGTGGACCTGTGTCCTGTGGATATGGGTTTGCTGTTGGTGGTCATAGTATCATTGTTCCCCGCCACTATCAACACAATTGGCGGGATGATCGCAAGATCACAGTGCGTTTCTGTCAACCAGACTTTGAGCGTGAATTTTATTGTACTAAGGACAATTTTTATGTTGTCCCTGACCACGATTTAGTTGTGGTCACTGTTGAGGGTTTAAATCCTCGACCTAGTACTGGTGCTGGTGCCTCTGTTGATGAATGTAAGGATTTTGTTGTTTATGACAAGGAAGGAATGTTTGTCAGTGGAGTGAAAGTGGTTGCTATTAGGAATGTTGTTTTTAAAAGTGGTGCAACTAACAAGTCGATCATAACTGATCATATACCAGCGTACACTTTTGGTGACTGTGGTCGTGTTTTGTTTGGTAAGGACAAGACAAATGGTACATTTGTCCCTGTGGGGATGTATATTGGGAGTGATGGGGTGTCCGCATCTTATTTCTCTCCTTTGCAGCCCTTGATGGGTAAGATCAAGTGGGCTCCCCCAAGTGAGCAAGGTGCTCTTGATGAGTATGGTGTTCAGTATCTCTTTGATGAGGGTTGTGTCTTAAATGACTCACCCACGTTAAAGCAGCGAGGTCGTAATCAGATTGTCTGCAGTGAATTTGTTGGTGCGTGCCAACAGCCTGTCACAGCCCCTACTATCATGGATAAAGAGGCTGAAATTAAGGCAATGCGCAAGAAGGATTGTAAACCTTTTACTGTGGATAAAGATAAACTTGCGTCGTGTGTTCATGTTCTCACACGTAAACTAAAAGAATATATACCAAGCTGTCGCTCCCTCAAAATGGAGGAAGCTTTGTCAGGTCATATTGAAGGTGTTGGTAATCTTGCACAGCTTGACATGACAACATCACCAGGTTACCCTTATGTCTCACAAGGTCTTAAAAAGGCTGATTTGTTTGAGGCGGGTGAACCCTATGGTGGTCGACAGTGTCCACGTCCCATTGGACTTTTGTCTGAGCTCGTTACTGAGCAGTGGGAGCGTTGGTGTGGCCAGATGATTGGCCCAGCTGTATACACGAGTTGCTTGAAGGCAGAGCGTCGTGAGATTGACCGTGTTCTCGATAAAAAGACACGGTTGTTTTCAGCTGGTCCTGTCCATAAGGTTATTAATGACCGGAGGGCTACTGGTATGTTTCATGTATATTGGTCTGAGTGTCGTTTTTGGCATTCATATGGTATTGCTGCGCAGACACTTGAGTGGGATGCTATGGCGAAGAAACTTTTAGGTTTTACTAATCGTTTTGGCGCATATGATTATAGTGGCTATGATGCCACTATCCCACTGGAATTTGTGACAAGTGTTGGTCAGTTGATAGCGAATTTCTATCCTGACCCTCAAGATAAGCAAATAATTAAATGTTCTTTTCTTGAGATTGCTGGTGCTATGGAGCATATCCATGGGAATTTGTACCAGCGCCTTCAGGGCAACCCTTCTGGTTGTGCTGAAACTACTCTTTTGAATTGTATTGCTAATAATTTAATTGTTTTGTATGCATATTATGTACATTTTGGAAATTTTGATAATGTATTTGATAATTTGATAATGGATTGTTATGGTGACGATATGATTTATGGTGTGAAGGATCATTGTGATTCTTTTTCGCCACCTGTCCTGGCAGAAATTGTTGGGACTTTTGGTATGAAGATGGATGCTGCCGTCACGGACAAGAGTATTGTACGTGAGATTGGTTGGCAGCCCTTGGAGGACGTCGTCTATTTGCGTAGACATTTTTGGCGTGCTCTTAATCCAGACATACCACAGTCTGTTATACTTGGTGCTCTTGACAAGGATAAAATTCAGGAGATATTTAATTGGAA